AACCCGAGTTGGGTAGAGTGGCTCATGGGGTATCCGGCAGAGTACACAGACTTAAAGCATTGGGAAATTCTATCGTCCCGAAAATCGTCCAAGAAATCGGCAACGCCATCATTAAAGCCGAAAAAGAAAAAGACTTAGAAATATTAGATGAAAGGAATGGAATGTAAATGAGAAATTTATTTGAGACATGTGTAGATGTTGGTAGTGGTTTAATCCTGTCAACAATGATACAGTTATTTATATTTCCTTTCTTTGATATGTATCCAACAATCTTAGAAAGTTTTCACATAGCAGTAATTTTTACAGCCATATCTATATGTAGATCATGGTGTTGGAGAACAATTTTTGGAAGGACTAGAAAAAAACATGTATAAGTATATATTAGAAAAGATATATCATTACTCAACAGCTTTGACTTCATGGTCATGGCAAAAACTATACGGCAACAGAAAGGACGGTTATGGGTATAATAAACGAGATAAGATTTAAACTAGAATTACTCTGGATAGATCACCCGCATAAAATTATGTTTGGTCTAGGTTTGATTGTAGGTTTATTGATATGAAGTGGAACAAGCTTTACAATTATCCACCTTGTACGAGATCTACAACAGATGGTCTAAGACTCTATGACATTGGTAAGGAGAGATTACCAAGTGTTACAACGATTCTAAAAGCAACTGAATCAGAAGAAAAAAGAGAATCTTTGGCTAGGTGGAAAGCTCGGGTGGGCAATGTGGAGGCTGAAAGGATTAGAGATTCATCAGCTGCTAGAGGAACTAATATGCACTTACACTTAGAGAAACATATTCTAGGTGATGGACATTTAGATCTAACACCAGAAGGTGAGATTGCTAAAGCTATGGCAGATACAATTATTGAGAAAGGATTAAAAGATATTGGCGAAGTATGGGGATCAGAGGTAACTTTATATTATCCTGGTAAGTATGCAGGCCAGACAGATTTGGTTGGCGTTTATGACTATGAAGATAGTATAATAGATTTTAAACAATCTAATAAACCTAAGCAAAGACAATGGGTTAATGACTATTTTATGCAGTTAGGCGCTTATGCGATGGCTCATAACCAAGTCTACAATACCGACATAACTCAGGGTGTAGTGCTGATGTGCACCCCAGACAACTATTTCCAGAAGTTTACTGTAAATGGTAAAGAGTTTATTAAATATCAAAATCAGTTTTTAGAAAGGGTGGACAGATACTATGAACAAAAAAATAGTAAGTGAAATAATAAAAAGGCAATATACTATCATGATGGGAGAAGAGAAGTCATTAAGAAAATTGTTACAAGCTGAAACTAATTTAGCTCCAGTTGATCAATTAGATGGACTTTATACTAGAATCGAGCAACATCTTGGTGTAATATCTCATGCGCAAAATAAGATAATGTTATTACAGGAGGTGGCTGAACAAAATGACGACTAAAAACGAGAACCAAGAACCAAGAGATAAGGAAACAAGGGACCAGGACCAAGCGTCAGGCGACAAGGGTAAGGGTGTTATCTACTGTAAAGCTAAAAAATGTAACAATCACTTGTATGGTTGGACAAGCAGCAGGGATCCAAGGTACTGTGTAGACTGCCTTTAGTGTGATATATATGTCACACATTTACAAAAAGTGAGGTTTTACGGGGTTCATCACCTCCCTATAGTAATTTGAGAATACATGTTTTTGCAAAAAGGGTTTTTCAAAATAGAGGTGATCTGGGGTTGAGGTGATCAGCAAGGAATACCAACGGTTTTAGAGCGTCTAGGGGCTGTGAGGAACTTTTGGGTTCCAAATATAGTAAAAAATTTCTAGAAATGCTATAGGGGTTGAGTTATGATGGGAAGAAACAAGAATTGGTCTGGTCAATCTGATTGGATAAAAGAGTTTAATAAAAAACATAACCCAGGTTTTTATGATGAAGAAAAAAAGCAAAAGAAAAATAAAAAACAAAAAAACTATCCCACTAAATATAAAATCTTTAGGCAACAAGATTGAGTCTTATCCATTCGTAGAAATAACGTGGCTTGATATCGAAGGTGATGCGGGTTGGTCCAACACAAAAGATTTAAACAAAGAAAAATTACCGACATGTGTATCTAAAGGATATCTGTTAAGTCAAAGCAAAGGTATCACTAGAATATTTAGTGATTATATCTTGTCTAAAGATAACCCTACATTTGAAAACATAGGTAGTACTACAATTATTCCAACTTCTGTAATTCAATCTATTAAGAAAATTAATTAAGCTAAAGGTAATTTAGGTTTGATCTCGTTAGGATCTTGATCTGTCTCTTCTTTTACTTCTAAGATTCTAGAGTTATCATCTACGATATTAGCAATTCTATTGTCTAATTCTTCTTCTGTTAAGTCTTCAACCTTACCTGTTCTGATAATCTTTTGTTCTATGTAAAGACCACCAACTTGACCTCTAGCTTTCTCTGCCACAGTGGCAGCAGAATATGATCTGTCTTTTAATGCTTGATCTCTAATTTTACCGAGCTCAGTTAAGTGTCCACCGTAATTGATACCGTATTTTTTATTACGTTCTTCTTTTAATTCTCCAATGTACTTAACAACGTGAGGAAATAGTTTTGGATTTTGCAGTCTACTAGCTTCGACTCTTGCTCCTAATGTATTCTCTGTTTCAGTATTACCACCAGAATAGCCAGCCTCTAATGCACATTCATAGGCGTATTTACGGCCTTCAAAGTACACCAATAACTCTGCAAACTTCATTTGCATAGGTGTGAGTCTAGCAGGTAATCCTGGTTTCTTCTTTTGTGGTTTATCCATAATTGACAATATAAATATAATGTCTTATAAAGTCAAACATGAAAGACGAAGATAAAACCTACGAAAATGAGGTTAAACATTCTATAAAAGAAGACAGAGGCAATGGTGATCTTACCTTAGTCATTGATATGTTGACTAAACAAAAAGAATTTTTACAAAAAAAGTGTAGAGAAGCAGGGCAAGTCATTGATGGATTAAAACAAGACATTGATAGATTGTCTGAAGAAAATGATAATCTAAGAACAATGATAGGAAAAGATAATGCTGAAAGGTAGAGATTTAATGCCAATCCTAGAAAGATTTCTAGGACCAAAGATGAAGGCAAGTGTAGCTCAAGATGCTCGTGTACAAGTACGAACACCAGACGGAAGATATTTTGATGTTCAATCAATTAATTTAGTTGAAAATAAAATTTTAGGTGCTAGAGAGACACATCGTTTAGTGATAAATACACACCAAGAACTGGCTCCAATGGGTAAACCAAAGCTAATTTTGTAAGCAGCTGTTAGCATCATTACTTGATGAAACCTGAAACAAAATTATGGCATGATCTTAAAAATATTACACCGACTATTTCGTGGACTAGACTTGAAAATACTAGCGTATTGGGTACTCCCGATCTATTGGGGTATAATACTTCTGGCAAGTTTTTCACTGTTGAACTAAAGCTAACATCTGCTAACAAAATTAATCTTTCACCTCATCAAATTAGCTTTCATTTAAGACATCCACAGAATAGTTTTATCATTGCCAGGCACAGGACTCATGGTGCCTGCAAAATGTTTCCAGGTACTAGTATCCTGCAGCTTGTTGCTTGTGGCTTTAAGTTAGATGACGCTTGTTGCTTGTCGCTTGAAGCTTGTGGCTTGTATCTTGATTGCTTGTAGCTTGAGGCTTGTAGCTTGTAGCTTTCCACCCACTCGCATGTGACGGGCGACTTGTTGCTTGTGGCTTGTCGCTTTTATCATATCTCCATTTCCATTTATGTTTTTGAAAAAACCACATTAGAATCTTTCTAAACTGGCGAGCTTAGTGCTTGCCATAACTTACGTTAGTTATATCTTTATTCCAACAAGCTCGACAGTCAAGACATTTCCCCCCTTGAGAAGGTGCCAGGCAGCTGGCGCTTCCATCAGTCACCACCGTTGAGCTATGGGTCCAGGCATTGCCTGCTGTCCCGTCAACCTTCGCAGCGCTTAATCTTATAATTAAATTTTTGGGCACATCTGCAGGATCTGGCAGGTATTGCCTTTCTTGCGTTGGTAACCAGTGCTGCGTGTCTGGTGTCAACTTACATACTTCGATTATTTTTTGCATATGCTCTGAGCTCTGCAGGTCGCCGGCGTCATGCCACCTGAACCACTTCTGGCGCTTGATTTGTACCGCCATGGCCTGGACCCAGTCAGGATGGGTTATAGCGTCCAGCCGCCTGTATTGTGCTTCTTTTATTGCAGGGTATCGGACATAGTTATTTTTTAAAGCATAGCAGCCGTAACACGGTGAGGTCTTAACCTTCCTGAGCTTGCTTCCTGTTTGGCAAGCCCACGCCGGCAAGCTGTAACTAAGGCCAGGCATTTTTGACGTACGGGTCAAGGACTCTGTGATTTTTTTAGCGTCTTTTACTTTCATATTTTTATCCTTTCTTTTACTATCTTATAAAGTCTTATAATTAAATTGTCAAGTACCCCCAGCAGCTGCTTGTTGCTTGTTGCTTCCTGGCTTGTTGCTTGTTGCTTGTAGCTTATTTTTTTTCTTAATTTTAAACACAACCTACAGTAGCATTTCTCGTGGTACTGATAATAAGGCGCCAGCGAGCTGCTGGCGCCTTGCTTGTTAATTTTATTCACTAAAACCCGCCACGCTCTAAGGCTGCAAGCATCTGGTCCTGGTCCTTAGCGCCTGGCTGTCCCGTTACATTATGCCAGGTTCCATCTCTATTGACTTTTAAAATGTCAGTAGCGTAGACGCTGCCGGCTTCAGAGAACATTCCTATTTCTTCACCATTTGAATAAATCAAAATAATTTTTTTTAGGCCTTTCCCCTGTTTGGGACTTTCCAACAGCTTACCGCTGATGGGTGTTCCTAGCTGCTTGCTTAGGATCTTATCCCCTTTTTTTAGATCTTTATATTCCATGTTTTATCCTTTCGTTAATTATTAATCTTATAAATATCCCAGAATAATTGTCAAGCGTTAACAGGTGAGCTCGCTGCTGGCTTGTTGCTTGTTGCTTTTTTGAATAAAAAAAAATAAAGAGACAGCAAGCTGCTGGCTGCCTGCTTGTTGCTTGTTGCTTTTTATAATAAAAAAAAATAAAGACTCAAGCGAGCTTGCTGGGGTCCTGGTACTAATTATTTTTAGAAGCTGTAAATAATGACTCAGCAAGCTCACCTGGACCCTTAGTAATTCTTTTTGAATATTCGTGATGTCAGTAGAGCTTGACCAGGACCTGGTACTAATTATTTTTGCTTGTGGCTTGTTGCTTGTATAAATCATAAAAAATTGGCAAATTTAGAATTATTCTAATGTATGTTTTTTCGG